GGCATTACGGATTTCACGGTCTTTCATTTTTTCAATAGTTTCGTTAGGAATAACATTATCCCCTGAACCTAAGAAGTTACATTCCAATTCCTGAGCAATCTTACGTCTATCAAACTTAAGTTTCTTGGCCATAGCCTCAAACCACAATGAATAGGGTTTATATCCCTCATCAAACTTCTTAGTTATCTCATCAAAATCTCTTTCTCTTGGGTCAATATCTGAATAATCAATAATAATCTCTTCATCATTATAGTCTTCACGGTTCAACATGTAATGAATAATGTCGGTACATTTAATTAGTTGTAGTGTTTTGGCATAACGAGGGTCACGGTACCAATACATATCGGTAATCTTGAAGTCGTTCATCCCTCTTAATGATTGGTCGTATATTGAATAATAGATTGGGTCAAAACCGTTAGGTGTTGAAATAACGATTACCTTACCACCCGTAGACAATGAAGCCATACACGCAGACCAGAAGTCATCATCGGCATCGATAAATGCCGCCTCATCAAATATTAGGATTGTTGGGGTATAACCACGCAAGGCATCCTTTGATGTTGCAACGGCTTTCACCTCACAACCATTCGTTAACTTAAAGTGTCTTTGTGAATTCTTATCTGCAGAGAACTTAACACCTAACCACTCAGGCCATTGGTCAAGAAACGCCCTAATCTTATTCGCAAATTCCATGGATGTATCCAATTTATTTGCAATGATTAGAATCTTTTCAGGTTTACTCTTTTTAGCCGTAACCAACTTTTTAGATGACCACGCAGCGGTTACCGTAGATACACCCGCCTGTCTATACTTAATAGCGATATTCTCCTCAAAGTTATCGTAGTCGTATATCAACCTGTCTTGGTCAGGGAATAATTCTAAAGGAACGTAACGTGATTGTGTATTGTCGTAGGTTTGAAGATAGGTCTTAAGAGCATAGGAAGTATCTTTCACAATCTTTGCATACTCGACCAATACCTGTTCTCTACTTAAACCCATAAATCATAAAGTAAGATTTATTTATGATAAATCAATTCCGAGACCACCTAAGAAGCCTCTGAACTCATCATCATCTTCCTCGTCATCACTATCACCTAAAGCATCTTCTAAGTCATACTGACGAAGTTCCTCAACGATTTCATCAACCATTCTCTTAACAATCTTCTGACCTTTTTCTGAGTCACCAATAATTTCTTTAGCCACCTCGAAGAACTCTTCTGTCGATAATGCTGAGAAACGTGAGAATAAATAATTCTGAATCTCTCTCATATCATCTTCATATAAATCTTCAGGATATGATGCAGTGAATCTTTCCCAAATAACAGGTCCTAATCTTAAATCCCAAATTTCATAAGGTAAGGTATCTTGTGATGCCATAACCATATCTGCAGCTTTAGGGTCGTCAGGTAAACCTTGTGTACCCAAGACCTCATAAACACCTTTGATTAACTCGTGAAGTAAAACAGGAAAGAATAATCCTTTTGCTTTGATTGTAGGTGGGTCAGTAGTATCATCAACTTCTTCAGAACCCTGAACACCTTCACCCTCACCTGCCATCATCTGTGTCATTTCATCAGGTATAATCCAGTACATCAAATCTGCAATAGACATTAACACACCGTAAAGGTTTAGTAGTCGTGGGTCCAAACGGTCCAATTCTTCACGAACCAAGTTGAACATATAATGACCTTTCTTAGACGCTCCTTGAATTAAGGAGTTGATGAAACGTCTTTTTGCTTTCTCCATGTCAAACTTATCCATTGCATCCATAAATGCTTCGATGTCGTCCTCCATATCATCGGCATTCTCATCACCGAACATTTTCATAATATCCTCCTCATCTGGTTCTTCTGATGAAGGTCTCATTTTAGAAGTGTCAATCTGACCCATACCTGATAATAATTCCACATCGAATTGGAATGCTCCATCAGGAAGTGCCATTTCTTTCTTAACCAAATCAACGGCTAAGTTTTCAAGATACTCTTCGTTTTCGTTCTCGATTGATTTAACATCTTGAACTGCACGTTGCAACATCATTTGCAACTGCATCAAGGCATTTTGATTAGAGATGTCAGTAATACCTGTATATTGTTTTACCTTATCTACAACGTCCTTAAATCTTTTCGACGCCAATAACTCTTCAAATGATGATACAACACCATCACCATCCACATCGATATCCAAAGCGGGATTATCAGATAACGGAGTCTCACGACCTTGAATTTTTGCCTGAATATCAGGAGCCATTCTTTCTGGTCTATCTCCGTAGTCAATTGGTGCCTCATTAATCTTCTTGCTCATCTCTAAATTGTATATTTAATGTATTAAACTTCAAAAAGCTTGGTAATTCTTTTTTACCTGCCTTAGGTGCTGGTTTGTGTTTTGGTTTGTATGGAGTCTTTCTTTCTGGTTTTTCAATTGTACCAGGTTTAACTCTCGAAGGTGCAGTTTCTGTTTCACCTGCTTTTGGAGCCGGTTTATGTTTCGGCTTATAAGGTGTCTTCCTTTCAGGTTTAGTTCTCGTAGGTGTTTTAACAGGTGCTTCCTTCGTACCAGGTCCCTGTTCCAATAAATTAATTAAATCTTTCTTACTCATAGTCGTTGGTACGTATTTCTTCACCAAAGATACTATAGATTCTTCGATTTGTCTAATTTCATTTTGTTTTTTAACGTCTCTAACACATCTTTCATATTTTTCAGATTCACTATTACTATATGAGTCTCTTTCACGTCCTTCTAAACCTAATGAAGATGTACATATCGCCCATGGATTAACCTCTTCTTCTTCACCCATTTCTGAACGGTTATTATCTGAATCATCATCCATACCATCAGGAGCCATGTCTTTCTCATCATGAGGACCTTCTTGACCAGTATAATCTTGACGTGCCAAATCTTCCAACCCGTCTTCATTTTCTTCTTCACCAACAACCATATCGATGGTATCAGCAATATCTTTTCGTAAAGAACCTAAACCCGCTCTTAATTTTTCAATCTCAGGACCAGTAGTAGCCAAGCTTTCCTGTATCAAGGCACTATATAATGTATCAATCTGAGTTTCGTTCAACATCTTTAATGAGTCAAACTTCATTCCTTTGTTCAATAAACTTGCAACTTTCTTATTGTTCATGACTTGCAATATTTTTTTCGTAAGTTAATACGATGTCTCTCTCGTAAATTTTATCTTCCACTTCTTTGACTGTGTCACCATATCGGAAAACCAATCTAGTGTATTTATCATCTACTACGGCTTCACTTTCACTGTCTTCCCATGCTAAGGCTATCACACCTTCTGTTGCATCATAAACAGAGAAAAAATCTGAATTCTGGATTAAGTTTAACTCAATACCTGAGTTTCTTAAAACTCCAACCTTCTTTATAAAATGTATAAGGGGTGGAGTTGGGTTACCACCGGCTGGTTCTTTGTCCCAATCTTCACCCCATACATCGTCAACGTCACTAAAAATAAACTCGTAAATGTTATCCCCTTTATAATTGGGTCCGAGTTCGTTAACGTATACTAAATTCATAATAATTCACCCTTTTGAGAAACTTTAATCTGTTGACCGTCGTTCTCAAATGCTAAATTACCTTTGTTTGTTTTTCCTAAAAACTTAATTGTTTTATTTTCTTTCAATAAGAAATCTGCAGTCAATTCTTGTTCTACTGTTTCACACATAGACTTCATTTCTTTTCTTACAGTTATCTTTTGAATTTTCTCAACTAAGAAGTTTTTGATATTTTTTGATTCAGTCAATGTTTTTTCTTCGTCACTAACTACGAAGTACTTAGAGAGAACTTTGTCAATTTTAGATTCTGCAAAGATTTCATCCATTACTCTTTCACCCATGTCCATTTTTCTTCTCTTACGTAGTTTGAATGGTTGACCATATTTTTCTTTATACATATCAAACATTCCTCTACCACTACTACTCATACCTAAACCTATTTCGTCACTATCGTCAGGTCTAAACCATTTTTGATTTGCTCCGTATCTTGACATCAAATCATCAAAGTCTTCGATATCTTCTTCATCGTAGTCAAAATCAAATTCTCCTTTATATTCACTATCATTTCTATTAAACCAAGGTTGGTCACCAATGGATAAGAACATATCATCATAGTCTTCAACCATTTCACCCATTTCAGCTTCAGGTTCTTCATCACCTAAGTCAAAGTCCATATCCAAATCTAATTCATCACCAGCATCAACGTCTAAGTCTGCTTCGTCGTCAACACCGTAGTCGATTTCGTCCTCTTCAAAGTTTTCTAAGATGTCCTCTTTATCTTCTTCACTTAATTTATCTAAATCAACTGCTGAGATAATAGAGTTTAATACATATTTGATATCTTCTGATGTTAAACCATCTTGTTGGTCGATAGTTCTTAATTTTTGACCTAATTTACCTGTTAGTTTTTGAATTTCTTTGATTGAGATTTCCTCTTCTTCTGCGGGAGTTTCAGCGTCTAAGTCTAAATCCATATCTAATTCTTCTTCACCACCTTCATCGTCCATACCTAAATCCATGTCCAAATCAAGTTCCTCTTCACCACCTTCAGAACCCATGTCTAAATCTAAATCCATTTCTGGTTCAGGTGCAGGTGCTTCAACTTCAGGTTTTGGTGTTTTCAAAACAAACTTCTTGTCTTGCTCACCGAATAAATCTAAACCTTCTTCGTTTTCATGTAGAGTGTTTAATTCTTTAGCCATTAGATTCAATTTCTTCAAGGCTTTAGAATATGAAGAATGATAACGTCTGTTTTCAGTTCTTTCAGCATAATCCATCTCAGATTCATTCAATCCTGTTTTGATGATGTATCCATTCTTTTCGTGAATAATACTATAATATTTACCATCTGCTAACTGTCTTGTATAGTCAACAGTCTCGTTCACATTCGAAGTCGAACGCTCTACTTCGCCGAAACGTGCGATTTCCATGATGCGTCTTAGTTTTTCTTCACCCTGTAATTTCTCACTTCCGATAGGTTTTAAGTCTCCCATTTTTATACTATTTTTGTTTTTTTCTGTTTAATTAAAAACTCCGTTTCCACCGAGTTTAACTGTACTACATTGTACCACTTCAGTCCCGTCGGCTTTACTATAAACTGCATGAACAGTTTCAGTTGAACCTGAGAAAGCTTTATATTCCGTTGCCGGGTTACATCCTTGTGCCATAATACATTTTTATATATAAATATACCCAAATATAGGATTTGTCATTTTTTCCTATATTTAGGTATTGTTATGAGTTAGTTTCTTGTTCTAAGGATAATCTTTTATCTACGAGTTCGTTTGTAAAGTCGAAGAGTTTTTGAATGTATCCATTTCTTCTTAAAAACTTAAAGACCAAATTTTCATAGGAATATTCACCCTCTCTTTCCAAACCACAACTTCTATATTTCTTAAGTTTGTCTTTGACTTTTTCTATTGTTTCTAATGCACTTTCTAACTCATCATCAGAAACATTCTCAATTACGGTATCAATGATTTCCATCCATTGATTGGCTTTATCTTCTAATTTATCTTCGTCTAATGTAACACTCTCAGGTGTTGGTTCGTTAATCCATTCGTCAAACATCACAGAATACACTCCCGTTGAAAAATGTGGTTCTGAGGAGTCCTGAACATATAATTCAACTTCATAACCTCTAACGGTAATATCGTGAGTAGAATTAAATAACGTCTTTTTTAATTTGAATAATTCTTTGTACAACTCTTTTTGTTCACCCGCCTCAGTGAAGTCATACATAATGTGTAAGTCAATGTCAGAGAACTCTGACCAGTTGTAGTTCGCCAATGAACCTGTCATTGTGATATCTGAAACAAAAATATCTAAACCTAAAAAATCGATAAATTCATTAGAGATTGCAAGAAGAGAGTTACGAACCTCATCTTTCATAACATAAGACCCATCTTCTAACGTATCCCAAATTTCAGAATTTAATTCATCCTGAATGTAAAAACTTGAAATAATTCTTGCATTTTGCTCCATAACATATAAATACAAAGAAAGTTTACTTTGTTATTTTTTTGTATTTGTACTTCTTAGATATCTCGGTATTGAAAAATTTACCTTGCGATTCCGCCAATCTGAATTTTGTATAAGTCTTGTGAGGTACCTCAACGTATTCATACTCAGTACCATTCTTAAATGTTGCTACTAATGTTTTTTTGTCTAAGTCGTAAACGGTCTTCATAAGATTTGAAGATTCAATCTCGTTGATGATTTGTTTACCTACGATTTTTTCACTTTTGATTGCCATATTATAAAGGATATTTATCTTCTAACTTAGACAACTTTCTGGAAATGTAACTATCAAAATTCTTTTTGACATCATCATCCCACATACCGTATTTCATTAATTGTTGATTTACGTTTTGAATCTTATTAAGAACTTCATCTCTTAACCTAAAGACTTCGGCAGGTGCCGATGAGATACTTTTTAAGTCTTCTTCTGTAAAACCAGCATCTCTGAGGGCCATTCTCATTTTGATAAATGCATCCTCAACAGATTCCATATCACCAAATCTTACAATATATTCTAACCACGGTTGTTTCATAACCATAAATATAAAAAAACCCCGATTTCTCGGGGTTTTCAGGAATTAGTCCTCCAATTTTTTTATTTTATCCCTTAATTCAATTGCTTTCTCGAAATCTTCCTTTTCAATAGATTTCTGAAGTTTCGACTTCAACTCTTGAATCTTTTCACTGTTTTCCTCCAATGATTTAATCTTATCACGAAGTTCAACGGCCTTCTCAAATTCTTGTTTCTCAACAGCATCTTGGAGCTCAGATTTTAAGGAATATAATTCATCTGTTGAGTTATCACCTGCCTTTGTGGTGTAGGTAAAATAAAATCCGTTAGGTCCCACCTTATAATAAGTTGGTTCAACGTTATCGAATAAAGATTCGAATTCTCTAAAAATTTCGTCAAAAATACTTTTTCTGTTAAACATAGTGTTCGTTTTAATTTTTTTATTATCTTTGTAAGTCCATAAAGAAAAGTATGCCAAAACTGAAAAAGGAATGTATAACTGACATTCTGTCAGTTTTTTGAAAATTAACTGACAATTTTGGAAATGGTGTATTTTGTATTAGAAATTGTCTTATATTTGTAGAGTCAAAATAAAAAGAACAACTATGATTGAATCTGTAGACCCGAACGAAAGTTCAAAAGGAAAAAAGAGAGAAAACCCTAAATCGGGTACTCCTGTGTTAGATAACTTCTCACGTGACCTTATCCGTTTATCGGAGCAAGGAAAGTTGGACCCTGTTGTGGGTCGTGACCGTGAGATTGACCGCATCGCACAGATTCTCTCTCGTAGAAAGAAGAATAACCCCATCATCATTGGTGAACCTGGTTGTGGTAAAACTGCAATCGTTGAAGGATTAGCAATGAAGATTTACGAAGGTGATTGTCCTCGTAACCTCTGTGACAAACGTATCGTATCTTTAGATATGACATCTATTGTCGCAGGAACAAAGTATCGTGGACAGTTTGAGGAGCGTCTTAAGGTAATCTTGGACGAGTTACATGATAACCCTGATATCATTGTGTTTATCGATGAGATTCACACCATCATCGGGGCTGGTAACTCATCAGGTTCATTGGACGCTTCCAACATCTTCAAACCAGCATTGGCACGTGGTGAACTACAATGTGTCGGTGCAACCACTCTCGATGAATATCGTGAGAACATTGAGAAAGACGGAGCATTGGAACGTCGTTTTCAAAAAGTAATAGTGGATGGTGCCACCCCTGAGGAGACCATGATTATCTTGGATAACCTAAAGTCTCGTTATGAAAAGCACCATAAGGTAAACTACTCGAAAGAGTCATTGGAGGCTTGTGTATATTTGGCTGACCGTTACATCACCGACCGTGAATTCCCTGATAAGGCCATTGACATCATGGATGAGGTGGGTGCTCGTAGTCAGATTTCTGTGAAACTTCCCGAAGAGATTGAGAAACTCAAAGAGAAGGCAAATCAGATTAAACAGGAAAAAATCAACGTGGTCAAGGCTCAGGATTATGAGAAGGCGGCACACTTACGAGACAAAGAGAAGAAAATCTTGAAAGAACTCGATAAGGTAAAAGCTGACTTCGAAAAGAGACAAGACGAAGACCGTCAAGAAATCACTGAGGATATGGTATATGATGTAGTTTCAAATATGACTAGGATTCCTGTATCCAAACTGAACCAAAACGAAATGGAAGGTCTTTTGGAATTGGAAGGTAATCTGAACACGTCAGTTATCGGACAAGAAGTGGCGGTCAAAAAGATTTCAAAAGCTATCCGAAGAAACCGTGTGGGGATTAAGGACCCCAACCGACCAATCGGTTCGTTTATCTTCTTGGGTTCAACAGGTGTGGGTAAAACTCACTTGGCGAAACAATTGGCAAAACAAATCTTCGGAGATGAAGAAGCTCTCATCCGTGTGGATATGAGTGAATACCAAGAGAAGTACACCATGTCACGTCTCATCGGTTCCCCTCCAGGATATGTGGGTCACAACGAAGGTGGTCAACTTACCGAAGCAGTCAAAAACAAACCTTACTCAGTAGTATTGTTTGATGAGATTGAAAAAGCAAACAAGGACATCTTCTCACTATTACTACAGGTGTTGGACGATGGTCACCTCACGGACAGTTTCGGTCGTAAAATCAACTTTAAGAACTGTTTGATTATTATGACTTCAAACTTGGGTGTGAAGAAACTACAAGACTTCGGAGCGGGTGTCGGATTTGATACCTCAGCAAGAATGAGTGGTGATGAGGACCTGAAAAAGGCTCTACTACAAAAAGAACTTAAAAACCACTTTACCCCTGAGTTCTTGAACCGTCTCGATGAAGTGATTGTCTTCAACCCTCTAAAAGAGAAAGAAGTACGTTCAATTGTGGATATCGAACTGGGTAAACTCACCAAACGTTTGGAGAAACTCGGTTACCACATCAACTTCACCGATGAAGTGAGAGAAATGTTGGCTGACGTAGGTTTCGATGAGAAATACGGAGCACGTCCCATCAAACGAGCAATCCAAGAGAAAATTGAGGATTACATCTCAGAAGAGGTATTACGTCAAAAGATTAAAATCGGACGTGACTACCAAATGAAGATGAACGAAGAAGAAGTAACCATTGAGGAAGGGGTAAATTAATATCCCTTCCGATTTGGAAGTTAAGAAATTAGATACTATATTTGTATCAAATTAAAGGACACATGGACAACATTACATTAAATCGTTTCAAAGAACTCTTATCGGTTCCTTCAAAAACCTATCAAGAGGACAAGATGGTAGAATACCTTTCTTGGGTCTTAGATAGTATGGACGGGGTAGAATACTACACCGATGAGATGAACAACATCTACGCCACAAAACGTCAAGATGGCTTTAACGGTTACTTTCCAATGTTTGTGGCACATACGGATACTGTACATGCCATGGTCCCTGAAATTGTTGTTAAGGAACAAACACTTCCCAAACCACCTACCTTCGGACGGACATTCGATGATACACAATACGATGTCCTGAAAGCTTACACTCCTGATGGAAATCCAACGGGTATTGGTGGTGATGATAAGTGTGGCATCTTTATTTGTTTGGAATTACTCCGAGTACTGTCAAATGTAAAAGTAGGGTTTTTCGTCTCTGAGGAGACTGGTTGTATCGGGTCCAGCAAATGTGATGTCAAGTT